ATTGTGGGTCGCAAGGGCGGCAAGGGCGGGGGCGGCGCTCGCTCTCCCGTGGAGGCTCCTGACAGCCTGCACAGCATCTCCTACGCCAAGGTCCTGGACCTGATCAGCGAGGGGCCCATCGTCGGCCCTGTGACGGGCCTGAACTCCATCCTGCGCAGCATCTACCTGGATGGAACACCCATCGAGAACGACGACGGTTCGCTCAACTTCCAGGGCGTCCGCGTGGATTTCCGCAACGGCACGCAGTCACAGGACTATATCCAGGGGTTCCCGGCAGCAGAGAGCACCACCGGCCTGGGTGTCGAACTGAAATACGGCGCTCCTTGGGTCCAGACGGTCACGGACCGCACGTTGTCGGCGGTTCGCATCACGCTGGAGGTGAGGGGCCTCATCCAGGTGGACACCGGCAACGGAGACCGCGACGGCACGCGCGTGGATTACGCCATTGATCTGCAGACCGACGGCGGGCCGTTCCAGGAGGTCCTGGTGTCGGCATTCGAAGGCAAGACCACGCAGACCTACGCGCGCACCCACCGAATCGACTTGCCGCAGGGCGCGCAGACGGGTTGGGTTGTTCGCGTTCGTCGGCTCTCCGTAGACTCCGCCACGGACACCCTGACCAATGCTACGTGGATCCAGTCCATCACCAACGTGCTGGATGCAAAGCTTCGGATGCCTATGTCTGCGGCGGTAGGCATCCAAGTAGACGCGAGCCAGTTTTCAGCCATTCCTACCCGCGCGTACCGGTTCCGTGGTCGCATCATCGCGGTGCCCAGTAACTACGATCCCGAGACGCGGGCCTATACCGGCGTTTGGGATGGGACGTTTAAGCAGGCGTGGACCAATAATCCCGTGTGGATCTGGTATGACATGGTGACGAATCAGCGCTATGGCGCCGGTGCGTTTTTGGATCCTACGCGGCTCTCCATGGCCAAATGGCAGCTTTACCCCGTCGCCCAATACTGCGATGAGCAGGTGCCAGACGGCTTCGGCGGCATGGAGCCGCGGTTTACCTGCAACGTCTACATCCAGCAGGCGGCGGACGCGTATCGCGTCATGTCGGATCTGGCGAGTGTGTTTCGGGGAATCGTCTACGAGATGAATGGCTCCATTGCCGCGTCCGCAGATATACCCTCGGACCCCCTCTACAACTTCACCAATGCCAACGTGCTGGACGGTCGGTTCGGCTACGCCGGCAGCCCGCGCCGAACCCGGTATACGGTGGTGCAGGTGTCCTGGAACGACAGCAGCAATCAGGGCATCGCCAAGATGGAGGCGGTGGAAGACCGCGACGCAATCTCCCGCTATGGCGTTCGCATGCACCAGATGACGGCGTTCGGCTGCACGTCCCGTGGCCAGGCCGTGCGCGCCGGAAAGTGGGCTCTCGTCTCGTCGCAGCGCGAGACGCAGGGAGTGACGTTCGGCGTGGGGCTGGAGCAGGCCGTTGTGAAACCTGGCTCCGTCATCCGCATCGCGGACAAGAACCGCGCCGGACGCCGTATTGGCGGCCGTATTCATTCTGCGACTGCCACCACCATCGTGGTGGATCTGGCCGTGGGCGTGCGGTCCGGAGATCGCCTGATCTTGAACATGCCCAACGGGCTCACGCAAACCAGGATCATCCAGGGCGCGGTGGGAACCATGATCACGGCTGACCAGACTATCTGGACCGCTGATAGCACGGAGATCACGGCGGACATGATCGGTATCCAGGGCGCAACCCTGGAAATCACCGTCACGCAGCCGTTTACCGAGCTCCCAGAGGCCGAGGCGGTATGGACCCTCGAGTCCGAGGAACTCTCTACCCAGCTTTTCCGCGTCGTGAGCATCACGCGGGAAAACGTCCTCAACGCCACGATCACGGCCGTGCAACACGTCCCGGGCAAATACGATGCCGTGGACTATGGCACGCGCTTGGAGAATCCGCCGATCACGGTCATTCCGCCCATGGTCATGCCGGCGCCGCAAAACGTGGTGTTGTCGTCATACTCGACGCTGGACCAGACGATAGCAACCCACAATGCCCTCATCACCTGGGACAAGGTGCAGGACGCGGTGGAGTATCAAGTCCAGTGGCGGCGTAACAGTTCGGACTGGATTGAGGCGGGGCGCACGGCGTCCGCGTCCGTTGAGATCCGGGGCATCAGCACAGGCCGATACCTCGCTCGCGTGCGCGCCATCAACGCAGCGAATATCCCTTCGGCATGGGGAATGTCCGCGTCCACCGACTTGGAGGGCAACGTCCTGCCGCCGCCGCAGGTGACGCACCTGACCGCCCAGGGGATGGTGTTCGGCATCCGGCTCAATTGGGGTTTTCCGGCCGGCAACTACATCATCGAGCGGACGGAAATCTGGTACTCGGAATCGCAGAACCAGGGCAGCGCGATCAAGATGGGCGAATTCGCGTTCCCGCAAAACGCCCATGACCTGATGGGGCTGTCTGCCGGCAAGCGCCTGTATTTTTGGGCCAGGCTGGTGGATCGCACCGGTATCCCAGGGGGCTTTTTCCCCGTGGGAAATCCGGGCGTCATTGGCACGTCCAGCAATAGCGCGGACGAGATCCTGGAGTATCTCACCGGCCAGATCACCGAAACCCAGCTCGCACAGGCGCTGCTGGATCGGATTGACGAAGCCGGCGATGCTCAGGTGCAGATCGACGCCATCGTGAATTCCCTGGCGGCCATGTACACCATCAAAACCCAGCTCACGGTGGGCGGTGTGCCGTACCTCGCAGGCATCGGGGTTGGCGTCGAGAACAACCAGGGCGTCATCACGTCGCAGATTCTGCTGGCCGCGGCGCGCGTGGCCATCCTGGACGAATCCACCGGATCCGTGAAAGCGCCTTTTGTGGTGCAAGGCGGGCAGGTGTTCATGAATGAGGCGATCATCGGCCGCGCCACCATTGGAGCCCTCAATCTCAAGGACAACCTCAGTTCCGATGCTCTCAATCCCAGCGGGGTGCCCGTGTTCAACCTGAACATGCGATCCGGCCTTATGTCGTTCAACGGGACCGAGGCGGACGGATCGCGGACGGAGATCAACAACCGGGGCATGCGGTACTACTACCCCAATGGCGTCCTAGGCGCGCGCTTCGGAGGGTCGTAGACATGGCGGTCATGCCCCTTGAATTGTGGTCCCCCTCTGGGGTCCTGCTGTTCAGCGCAGGGATGCGAATTGCTCGCCAGCTTGGCGAGTTTTACACGGGCACGAGCAGCGGAAGCGTGAGCATTCCGCAGCTCGCTGACACAGCAAACTCGTGGTTTCTGGCTACCGCGGCAAGCGGTGGGACCAACTATCCGACGATCAAGCGAAGCGGCGCGGTTATCTCCTGGTCGTTTGTCACCGAGCCCAACACGCAGCGGGCAAACATGTTGGTGCTGTGGGGGGTGAAGTAATGGCGGATGCTGCATTCGAGCTGTGGGACCAAGCCGGAAACCTGCTTTGCGATAGTCGCAACGTCAACATGTTCCTGCGGTACATGGGCACTGCCAGCGGTGCGTTTTCGTTCGCTGCTGTACGGCCTGTGGTTTTCTTCGTGCCCACCGGGGGCGGCTTCGCAACAATGCGGAGCCTGCTGAACAACGGGAACGGCACATTCACCGTGACGTTTGTGGGGGTGGCCGTCGAATACTACATATTCGACTGGCCATGGGTCACAGGTGGCCCGATGGATATATGGGCGCAGGACGGCCGGCACATCTTCATGAGTACGGCCCGGCCGATGAACGTCTACGGCAACCTGCGCATCCCGCGGTACTGGAACTCAGACGGCACGGGGAGCGGCTACATCGACGGCATGGAGGTGGGCGGCCTGCCAGCTCGCAAATGGGCCTACTGTCCGTCGTTCAACCGGCGTGGGTATCAGTGCTATCCCGTGCCGGGGGGCGGCTGGAGTTCTGTCCTGTGGGGCGAGAATTACGCCGCGCGAAGCACCGGCGTCTATTCCAAGATTCAGGACCAGGTGGGTGCGTTCTACGGATGGGCGCCGCTCTATAACACGCGCTTTGTGAGTGACGCGGAGGAAAACGACATCGCCGTGATTGACGTGACGGGGTGGCAGTAGCCGCTGCCCTTCGTATTCATATTCTGCCCGCAATGTGCGGGCTTTTTTTCGTCTCAAGGGGACGCGATTGAACATTCAAGACTTCGACGCCTTCGCGGCAAAGTTTGCCGGTGTGCTGGGCGCTGCGGTGTCCATGCGCTACCTGCAAGGCAGCTGGCCAGCGCGCATCAGCATGGCCGTCAGCGGATCGCTGGTGGCCTATTACGCCTCGCCGTACTTGTCCCTCGCGCTGGGCATTCCGGAAGGTCTGGCGGGCTTTCTGATGGGCATGTTCGGCATGGCCATCGTCTCGCGCGCTTGGGAAGCGGTGCAGGCCGCGCCTATCGCCGCGCTTTGGCAGGCAGTCATCGACCGCGTGCGCGGCAAGGGGGCATGACATGGACAGCACCATCTATCTGACGCTGTGGGCCGTTCTCGCGTTCGTCTGCTGGCTGGTGGTTGCCGGGGGCGCCGGCCTGGCGGTCTTCGCCCGAGCCATCAAGGACACCACGCTGGAACGGATCGGCCTGTCGGCCATCTGCCTGACAGCGACCGGCGCGGCCTGCCGCATCTTCGTGGCTGGCTGGGCCAGCGCGGGAGACGCGGCGCTCGCGGCAGCGTTCGCGTTTTACGTTGCCGCCGTCACGGCCAAGCACATAAGGGGTCACAAGCAATGAGTCTTTCGGACATCATGAAAACGGCGATCGAGCCCGCGCTGGCCCTCCTCCCCGCCAGGATGGACACGCCGGCCGCGCGCATCGAGCTGCTGGGAATCGGACTGCAAGAAAGCCGGTTCCTGGACCGCCGGCAATTGGTTGGCAACCCGCCGCGGCCCGTCGGGCCCGCAAAGAGCTTTTGGCAAGGGGAACTCGGGGGCGGCATGATCCGAGGGGTACGCCTTCATGCGGCGACGCGTGCCGCCGCTGCTGAGCTTTATCGCGCACGCGGCGTTGCGGCGAACGACGTGGCGATCTGGGACGCCATCGAATTCGACGACGTGCTGGCTGCCGGCTTGGCGCGGTTGCTGCTCTGGTCGGATCCACGACGTTTGCCGGCCGTGGGTGATGAGGAAGGCTCTTGGGCGCTCTACCTGCGCACTTGGCGCCCCGGCGCGTATGACCGCGGGACGCCCAGACAACGCAACGCGCTTCGCGCTAAATGGGCCTCGAATTACGGGGCCGCGATGAGGGAGGTTTGCCATGCTGGCATGGCTTGAGCGATTCAAAGGGTATCTGGTGGCGATTGGCGCCGCTCTGGTGCTGGCCCTGGGGGCGTATCTGCGGGGGCGCAGCGCTGGAAAGGGGGCGGAACGTGAACGAAGGGCTGCGGAGATCAACGAACAGGCCGCACAGGCCCGCAAGGAGGTGCGTGATGTGCAGTGGGAAACGGCCCGTATGGGCGATGACGCTGTTGCTGCTGAGCTTGAGCGGGACTGGGTGCGCGACCCCGGAACGGGTCGGCGTTGATTATTGCGAACATGCGCGGCCGATCTATTTCGATTCGCAGGCGCAAGTCGAAGCAACGCCCGCAACTATTCGACGCCAGGTGCTGGAAGGGAATAAGGTCTGGCGACGCCTCTGCGATGATTAACGCAGAAACGATGCAGTGCCATGCCCGAGTAAAAATGGCATTCGCCAGCTCTCGCGTCCATGCGATGAGCCAGCGCTTATAGACTTGCTGGGGATGCTAAGAGGATGTGCCGCGTCTAATTACAAAAGAGCGACTGATGTCCAAGGCTACTGCGGCGTGCGCTGCTTGGTGGGATCGCCCTGAATCTGTTTGCGCGCGGCTTCTTCTTTTTGTTCTTGGGTTTGCTGCTCTTGCTGTTTGTTCGACTGGTCGTCCTGACCGGGTTGCGAAGGAGGACCGGCGGCGCTAAAGCGGGTAGGGAATGTCATGATGTGTACCTCTTGAGTTGTTGTGACGTATGCCACCTATTCACGGTACTCCCCATAGCACGTACGTCCTAAGACTGAATTGAAACAACCGTAAGGCTCTGACCGTCCGGGGGCTACACTAGGTTTAGGCAACCGGTGGGAGGACGCCATGACACAGTCAACGGGTGTAAACGCACAGGAGCGTTGGGACGATGAAGGGGGCTCACAGCTTGCTTCGCTGGCGAAATCATTCGCTATCGAGGAGTACGAGGAGTCTGAGCGTCGAATTCTCGCGTTTCTTGGGGCGTCCATTCTAAGCCTCTGGGATGAGCTTCCGCTTGACGCGCGCCAACAAGTGCTGAATCGTCAAAGTGCTCAAGCAGCGTTTACTAAGTCTGCACTTAAGGCGAAGATTGCGCGCCTAGCAACGGATGATCTTTAGTAGGATTCGCCATGGACCACGATCATCAAGATGACCATGAAATTGAGCGCTGGCTAAACGAGGGCGGCGTGCAACTGCCTACGTTTGTTGAGATGCTGGACCCTGGGGTTCTTGACGAGCATGAGCGGCGCGTCATTGCTTGCCTGGGGGCTGCGGTCGTGAGCGTTTGGCACTCTATGTCGACCGAAGCTCGGAGGGTTGTATTGCAGGCTGCCGTCAGGAATTCGACTTATGATGCTAAGTCGTTGAAGGGCGGGGTTGCAGCGTTCTTGCGCGGTAAGGGAAAGTCAGCGTGACGCAGGCCCCAAGAAGACTTCCGGGCAGAAGTGCTCAACCTCGCGCGCTCCTTTTCTGAAATTGCGTGGGTGAAGTTCGACATCTGGTAAATTTTTACTGCCGACGACAGGCCACTGTCGGTTCCGAATGTGTGCGTCGAGAGGCCGTCATCCGTTGAAGGTAATACGCACACTGGAAGGGGGACTGCGGCGGGCTCAGGCGGAGGTGCCATTCGCCTGAGGTCCCGAAGGATGTGCCCACCGCCGCAGCACCTTGGGGTTCGCAAGTACTGTGCCCCGGTGCTGACTGTTTGCGATGTGAGGAAGGCGGTCTACTCTGCGCTATCAACGCCCTTGGCCGTTCGGCAAACGGTGCCGATTCTCGGAGAGCCAGGTCACCATGCATCCCCCACTCCCGGGGGTAGCGCCGCCCACTGACTGTGGCTCGACGCGGACTATTTCTTCCAGTCGGTGTGTCTGCGCGGACCGTGCCCGCGGCCATTTTTCACCGCGTTGGAACCTTCCTCTTTTGTAGGCCGTTCCTGGCCGGGCGCCACAGGGCTCTCTGTCTTATTCTGCCTTTCGGTTTGCGTTTCGGGCGAAGAGTGGGATGGAGGTGAACGTTTCCCACCAATATCGCGTGTGCTGCTTTGACGTTGAGTGTTCAATCGCATAGGCTGACCATCGACGTCAAAGTCTGAACTGCTTAAGTTCTTCATGGGGAACTCCCTTTCTAGTAGGCATGTCTGCCGATCAAATGCCGTAAATCACGCTACTCAGAGGAGGGCGAGCCTTTGCCGAACGAACTGTCCTGCACGCTGTCACGATCCTTCGAGTTAAGAATTCTCGTCGACGTTGGACTCCTTTTTTTCGCTCGGTACGGTCTCTTGCGTGGCGTCTTCCTGTTGTTGCCGAGGTTGCTCTGATAGGTGTTTGCCCGGCAAGTCTTTCTCGTTAAGTCTGCCTGACTGGTCGCCAGGGGGATGCATGCGAACGGTCGAAGTCATATATGTACCTTTTGGTGTATAGCGGCGAAATGCCACCTCTTCACGGTACGACCTTCCGAAGCCTTTCCCTACCGCTCATTTGAAACAAGCAATATTTAGGCAAGGTGCGCCTGGACTCGGAGGCGCACCTGTGCAGAAAGATGGTCTGCTAGCGTAGGAACTCGGCCCGGCGCCGTTTTGTAAGGTTTGCGTTACGTCGGCTTAACCTTCCCGCCACAGCATCCACCAGACGTGATACTTGCGCCGCCCAACACTTTCAGGCCACTGGCCGCGGCGGCGTTGTCCGTGATCCGCCCTTAGCGACGGAAGCCAGGCAAGAGCAGACGCCGTCGATCTGCTTGCCTACATGCGTGGACGGGCTAGCAGCCGAGTGTCCGGCGCCGCGTGCTTAGCTGTTTCCTGGCAGATTTCGTAAGTTGGGAAATCCGTTTTTGACCTTCTCGATATGGAAATCGTCCTCGATCACAAGATCGCTGTGCGCCGTGCAGACTTCCACTTCCGTTACGGATCGAATTAGAGCGATAGGGTCGCAGGACGTTAGAAGGTTGACCTATTACACCGCGCGTCGTACAACGGCTCAACCCACCGATGTCAGGGGCTGGACCGTATATCGACAACGGCGCGTGAGGGGGCTATCTGATGGTCAAGTTGGGTTGGCGCCCTTTCGCGGCGCAAACGGTCTTAGCGATGGCGAATGCAGATCAGCGGCGCGTCGTAGACGCTGCCGGGGAGTTCCGCTTGCGACTGGAAAAAGAGGCGGAGTCGTTATCCGGCGTGGCTCAACACTGCATCTCGGCAGGGGCGTATGAAATCTGCTTTCGCGTCTCGGAAGATGGCGTGGAGGTGCACGAAGTTAGGATTCGCGAGGACAGCGCATGAAAGGAATCGGACCCCAAATACTAGAGGTGGATGGTGTCCCTGAGTTCGTTGTTTTGCGCTACGACGAATACCAGCGGTTGCTGACATTGGCGGCAGCTTCCTCTGCCCGAGGGATCGACGTGGAGGGTGCTGGCGGTGAAGACGAGCCGCTTTCGGTCGGTGACGATTTGACGACGCCAACCACGGATCGGTTGGCGCTAAGCTTGCCCAAGGAAATCTCCTATCCTCCTGCGCCCGACGACGGTCTCATCCCGCACGAGGTCATCGTGGCCGCGGTCCATAACCACTGGTCTCTCGTGCGAGCTTGGCGGGAGTATCTGGGACTGAATCAGCTGGCGGTGGCGCAGCGCCTCGGCATCAGCGTGTCGGAATATGAACAGATGGAAGGCGAGTTTGAACCGTTGCGCTCGCCGCGGAGGGAGAGATTGGCGCAAGGACTGGGCGTCAAGGAGCAACTGCTCGTTCCCCGCCGTCGTCGCCTCAGTCGTTCAGGCGGCCAATAGGCTCCGGTTCGGAGGTTGTGCTTCATGGAGTCACGCGTCTACAGCCCACGTCGAACTCGCTACTCCCAAAAAATACCCAGGTCGTAACCTGGGCGAATCGCGCAGCTCCGCCGGCACGGACTACGCGAACGCTGAGAGTATGGGTAACAGCCAGGAAAGACCATAATAAATTCGCTATTGTCGTTTGCTGAACGCCTAATCTAGGTGGGTCCATTGCGTCCACCACCCTTCGTAGTAGCGCCGTCCGTCGATCTCTCCGAAGCCGCAGACCCGTTCCGCGGACAGTCGTAGCACATCGGGCAGGGTTCCAACCCACGCATACGGTGCAATAAAAAGCCACCCGGAGGTGGCTTGAGTTACGCGCTAATAGGGAGAATGCGACTGTTACGGGGGATGAGATGCTCGAAAGGGCCAATGATTGCAGCGACTTCTTCTGGGTGATGGGCTGCCCAGGTTGCAAAGAACGCTTCTCGAACGCGTGCTTCTGGCAGTAGGCCCAGCGGTTTGCCAACTTGGGAAAACAGTAAGTGCGGATCCCTATTGGTGTTGGCAACAGAGCGAATGACCTGCTCGACCTTCTCCTGATTTTCGTACTTTTGGAGAAGTGCCACGGTCAGTTCTCCCAACCCCGATTCCAGCGAAGCGAGCACCCGATCGAATATGAAGCGTTCCGGACAAAGTCCCGGTAGCTTGAAGATCATGTGTCCCGGGTCTTCATTCACCTGAGAATCCCCGTCCAGCAAGCAGACGGAAGGCTGCGTGATTGACGGATTCAGATTGTGGTCCCTATGCACGCGGGCCGCAATTCCATCACCTTTCATGGCATGGACGCTCAGGCCATCCATAGCAATATCGGGAAGGTTTCGCAGAACCTCTTCAACCCAGTTTTTGGCGAAATGGTCTTCCACGAACACGACAAGCTGTGAATCTACTTGGCCGCTGATGGCTCGAAGAGAGGCGATATCGAGCTTTCCTTGGTATAGATTGCCGTTCACCGCGGCCCATATGGCCTTATCAGGCAATGGAGACAAAGCATCGTTGCTGTGGCTTGTAAAAATGAACTGCATCCGGCGGCGCAACGCTAGATCCATCAAGTATTCAACCAGTCGGCGTGTCGCGACCGGGTGAAGCCCGTTCTCAATTTCCTCAATAAGTACCAGCGAATTCTCGGGCATGGTTTCTAAAATCACAACCATGCGGATGATGCTGGATTCGCCGGCGCCGAAGTGAAATTCGGAGTAGGGATCTCCCTTTCGTGTCTTGCCGGCTAACAAGGTCACGAGCCCTCGTTCGTCGACCGAAATGAAATTGAAGGCGGAAACGTCCTTATCCAGAATGCGCGCTGCCGCGAGCGCCGCCTCTTTAGATATTCCAGTAATCCGATCAGCTTGTACCGAAAACTTAGCGCCAGCGAATCGAAGCATTTCTGGCCGCTCTGTGGCAGGCACTGTACGAGAAACGCCAAAGATCTGGATGTTGCGAGATACCCCCTCTCTCGACCACTTTTGATTGGTGAACTTCGCCGTTCTGCGCACGGTATCGTTCGCCCGCGTAGCCCTGTCGATCAATTCGTACTCGAATTTCCAGTTCTGCATGCTCGCGTCAAAGCGCCCGCTTTTCGCAAAGAATCTAGATGGCTTTACAGAGGCGTAGGCACACGCGGCAGCTCCCAACAATGTGGTCTTCCCGCCGCCGTTCGGTCCCACAATGGCGGTCACCGGAAAGTCGAAGCTGATGCTCTTTCCGGAAAAGGAGCGTGCTCTGTCGACATTGATTCGAAGAAGGTAGCTGCCGTACTTCCTATCTTGAACCTTTTCAAACAACTGCGCGATCTGGGAGTCGCGTATTTCGCTTTGAAACTCCATTCCGTATCCCACAAACAGTAGTTGGAGCGGGTGAATCCCGGCGAAGGGGCGGGGGGTTCGCCGGAGTGTGCCCACCAATGATTGCAATATCGGCTACCCAGCCCGACGTCGATCCTAGTCGCGTGAACCAAATATTACGACCGGACCCACTGCCCCACCTCGTCGTCCCATAGCTTGGCGCCAGCCAAGACGACATGGTTGTCAGAATTTAAATCCCTTCTGGTTTGTAGCCGCCTCCATCTCCATATCGATGCACCCGCCCAGCAGCATGTAGCTGCCGCCCGAAGTCTTGGCTACACGGTCGCAGTACTTCTGTGTCTTGTCGGCGATAGTTGGCCAAGTGGACTTGAGCTTGTTATACGAGTCCTGCTCCATGTCAATGCAGCCGGAATAGATCACTGCGGACCCGCCGGACGTGTTAGCTACCCTCTTGCAATAGGCTTCGGGGTCGTAGCGCGGGATGTCTGCCGAATAAGCGCCCGTTCCGATCAGGGACATTGTCAGAGCCACAACCAGTTGATGAATTCGCATATTGTTACATCCAGGTTAAGCCTGCCCCACTTACGGCAGCTTATCTCATCCATTTGAGCTTAACGCGAAGTCCAGGGCCTCCGCAGCCGTAAAACCATACACTATTTACCTTCCACGTGTTTAGGGCCAAGTCCGAAGGGGGCGTAAGTGCGTCGGGTCATCGAGCGAAACGATCTATATGAGAAGGTATGGACAGTCCCGATTTCGAAGCTCTGCCAACAATATGGCTTGTCAGACAATGGACTGCGTAACGTTTGCAAAAGGTTGGGAGTGCCCGTTCCCGAAAGGGGGCACTGGGCAAAGAAGGCGGTTGGAAAGGATGTAGCCCGCCCTGAGCTTCCCGCTCCAGCGGACAAGCCCGTTTCCGTGGCAGTGACCACTAAGGGGGCGGCAGCACCATCTCTCACTATGAGGCCTGAGACGAAGGAAGTTCTGAAACGGGACCTAGAGTTCGAAAGAGATCCTCGAAACCGCGTGGAAGCGCGCGATCTTCCTCTGCACAACGCCCTGGTGCCCGTGCAGCAGCGACTCGCTCGGCGAATAACGGAATGGCAGAAGGCTCGCAAGGATTACGAGGTCGCCCTGCAGAGGTCAAAGAACAGACCGTGGGAGCCGAATTGGTCCGCGTTGCGCTCTGGTTTGAGATGGCCGGATTTTGAAGAAGGTGGCGGTTACCTGTTTTTGAAAAGCGAGCGGTGCGTGGCAAGGGTGACCGAAAAACAGACAGGTCGCGCCGTGGAAATTTTGAACTCGGTCTTGCATGCGGCTTCGAGCCGCGGGTACACGTTGATTGTGCCGGAGGTTAAGGCAGGATCCCTAACGCTAAAGCGAAGAGGTGTGGACACGCTCCTTCGCTTGACCGAGCATGCAACGGTCAAGGAGGTAAAGGATAAAAGTGCTTTCTATGTGCATCGAGGGGGCATGCGGCGAGAGCCTAACCCGACGGGCACACTTCGAATTCACTTTCGGATTGCGACAGGCACTGAAAAATTTCTATCCGATGAGAGCGCGCCGCTGGAACATCAGCTGAACGAACTTTTCGCAAGTTTCGCTAAGGCGGAGGCACGGTATTTCGAGCATTTGCACCGGCAGTCGATTCGCGCTCAACAGTTCCATGAAGGACAAGCACGGCTACGCGCGTTAGAGCTGCAGCGTGAAGAGGAAAGGCTGAGGGCCCGGCTAGCTCAAGAGGTACTGCAGCGAGAAAGAGACGAGCGCGAAGACTTTTTGCAGCGCCTATGCCAAGAGGCTGCAGCGTGGAAAACGTCGCAAACAGTGGACCTATACCTGCAGCATCTACGTGGATTGTCGGAAGGTACGGCATGCACGGAATTGTCGGCTTGGCTCGAGCGTGCGGAGCGAGTCGCGAAGGAGCTGGACCCGACGAATCGTCGTCTCGGGACCTTCTAAGTGAACCCAGCGGCGCCGCTATACGTCGGGGGACGGGAGCCAGTCGACCGGCTGCCCCAGTAGCATGGTGAGATGCTGGCCGAGGGCTTCGAACGCCTCTGCTCTCTGGGGGAGCATGGTCTGCCGCTGATAGGTTCGGGTGGTTTTCTTCGCCTTCTTGTGGTTCAGACAGAGGTCAATTACATCCGACGGGATGCCCAGTTCACCCATGATCGTGGCGCCGGTGCGGCGTAAATCGTGCTGGGTCCAGTGCCCGCCCGGAAGGTCCAGAACCGTGCTGTTCTTTCGGCCCTTGATCGGCTTGGTCCGCGTTTGCCGGTCGGAGAGACGGCGGGTCACTTCCGTTTCTGACACGTGCCCGCCATCGCGTCCTTCAAAGACATATTCGCCGTCGCCTGGTATCTCGCACATGCGATCCCATATGGCCAGCGCGAATGGGCTGAGATGCACCAAGTGCGGTTTCTTGTTCTTTGACACTTCTGCTGGTATGGTCCAGGTCGCTGCTTTGCGGTTTACGACGCCTTTGCGTTTGATTGTCGCCACTTCCACCGCCCGCGCCAACGTGGCCAACGTCCACCAAACCGCGAGCTCCGTATGGACTGGCAGAACTCGCCGTCTGGCGACGTAATAGCGAGATTTGGATTCCGGCGGCGTTGCGAGAATGTCGCGCAACATGACGATTTCGGAGTCATCAAGTACGCGATCGCTTTCCCTATCCTGCCCGCCGGCGTCTTTTCGCGTGATCGCAGCGGTGGGATCACCCTGCATCCATTCGCGCGCCGCGGCGTACCGGAACATTTGACCGAGCTCGCCCAGGAGGAGATTGGCGGTGCGCATTTTGTTCGCGTCGCGCGCGGCATCAATGACCGTCATGAGCTGCCCGCGCCGGATCTTGCTCAGCGGGATGTCACCCACCCTCGGCCGGACATAGATCTCAAACCGGCTTTTGATCGAATCCTTATCGCTCTTGCTGGAGCGGTTACGCTCGACGTGCTTCGAGTACCACACGTCATAAAGGTCACCTACCGTGGTAGGCGTATCCCCATCTTCCGATATCAGAACGGCGGCCGCGTCTGGACTGACGCCTTGTGCGACTAGCACTTTGCGTTGGACGGCCTTCTCGCGCGCATCCGCAAGGCGCAATGCAGGATAGGCGCCGATGTATTCTCGAACCCGCTTGCCAGTGGTCGGGCTGGTGTATCGTACGGCCCACATTTTGGTGCCGTTGGTCTTGATGCGGAGGGCGAGGCCTCCGCCATCGGTGAGCTCGTATTCCCGGTCCTTTGGCTTGGCCGCCAGGATCGCGCGGTCGGTTAATAAGTTCGTTGCCAT